ACAACTAAAGATGTAGAGCGTTTACCTAGTGGTAAGTTGAAGTACCGGGGTGAGACGTACCCTGGTTACAACAAACCTAAGAAGACCCCTGGTGGATCTAAGAAGAGTGCTGTCTTAGCTAAGAAGGGTGACCAAGTAAAGGTTGTACGCTTTGGTGATCCGAAAATGTCTATCAAGAAGGATAACCCAGAGCGGCGTAAGAACTTCAGAGCTAGACACAGTTGTGATACAGCTACAGATAAGTTCACTGCACGTTACTGGTCATGTAAGGCTTGGTAATGTGTGGTTAGCTATAGTAATGATATGTACTCAGCCTAATGTTTCTTCTTGTCAAGTTACTGCAAAGAATGATAATCTTTTTGATAGTGAGCAATCCTGTAAGTTAGAAGCTAAAACAGTATCTGACTTGGTAGCAAGTAGAGGTGCTTACTCTAAGTGGGGGTGCTTTAAGATAGGAGAGGAAGCCTAATGGCTAAGTCAACAGTTAATGCAGCAGGTAACTACACTAAGCCTACGATGCGTAAGAACCTTGTAGCTAAAGTAAAGGCTGGCGGTAAGGGCGGTAAGCCTGGGCAGTGGTCTGCACGTAAAGCTCAGATGGTAGCTAAGCAATACAAAGCTAAGGGTGGAGGCTACAAGTCATAATGAAAGCACCTCAGAAATCACTTAAGAAGTGGGGAGATGAGAAGTGGGGTACTAAGTCAGGTAAGCCCTCTACTCAAGGTAAGAAAGCTACAGGTGAGCGTTATCTCCCTAAGAAAGCTATTAAGTCTTTATCTCCTGCAGAGTACGCCGCTACAAGTGCAGCTAAACGTAAGGGTACTAAGCAAGGCAAGCAGTTTGTAGCCCAGCCTAAGAATATCGCTAAGAAGACAGCTAAGTATAGGAAGTAGTACTATGATGATGAGTTTGATGTTAGGGGAGCCACCTGAGGTAAACCCTAAGAACCGTGACCGTGCAGAGAAGTACTGGATGTATGGTGCTACTGCAGAAGAGCTAGGTAAAGCTTGGAATAAGGATGCAGACATTGCAGCCCTTAAGACTTGTGGTAACTGTGAGTACTTCGACAACCGTGCTCGTACTTTGAAGGCGTTGAATATTGAGTCAGGATTGGGTGCTTGTACTAAGTTCGAGTTTGTGTGTAGCCAAGAGAAAGCCTGCCAAGGGTGGGACTGTAAAGACATTGATATGATGGAAGAGGATTAAGACTATGATGAACAAAGGCATGAAGGCTCTTAAGAAAGAAGCACCTGAAGTAGCTAAGAAGATGGGCTACATGGGTGGTGGTATGGCTAAGAAGAAGATGGGCTACAAGGACGGTGGCTTAGCTTGTGGTGCATCTAATGCAGCAGAACGTCCTATTAAGAATGTGAAGTAATGAAGTATTATCATAAATATAAAGAAGCACTGGAAGCTAATGGCTACCGTGTAGATGAGCATGGCTACGTGTGGGACTCAATGGGTAACCAGTCTGCTGGTGAAGACAACTACGGTAACGTACAGAGCAAAGACCCTAACGTCACCGCTATTTGTATTGAACAGGATGAGGCTCCCCTATTGTCTAGGCTAGCTAATAAGGTTAAACCAAAGAAATCTAAAAAGGTAGAGGCTAAAGATGAGGATCTGGAAGTGGTACGAGCACGTGATGAAAATGGACATTTCATTGCTGACAACCCCGATACTCCTGATGTGAATGAAGCTTGGGTAGTTAAGACAGTTAAGAAGGCTGCTAAGAAGAAATGAGCGTACTCAATCAGGGCAAACCAGCACGTATGCGTTCTGTGTATGGTCACAACAGTGGCACTGCTACAGAGGTTGTATATACATGCCCTGCTAACTGTGTAGCTGAGGTTACGTTTATCCATGTAGTCAATGGTGGTGGTAGTACAAACTCTGTAGATCTAGAATGGTATGTAGCAGCTGATTCTTACACATCACACTTTCTGTCAGGCAAGAGTCTAGGCGCAGGTGATTACATTACCTTTTCAAACATTGATCTAGTACTGCAGCCGGGTGATAAGATACAAAACGTACCTACTTCCGCTGGTCATATTGACACTATCCTTACTGTAACAGAGACATTTGTACCCGTAGGCTAGCTTTGCTAGTGTTGGGTAGCGGGTATTCCAATATAGCAGTTCTAAACCTTACTGTTTTGTAGTATAACTGTACATGCCAAGAACGGCATAACATACAGTGGAGACTACATAATGTACTTAACATACGACTACCCAAGCCAATTTAAACTTGCAGTAATAGCTACAACCAAACGAACACTGAAAGCTGTAGCTAAGTTCTTTATCTCTGTTGGTAACTCACTAGCTAAAGCTCAACAGATGAGAGCAGACTATTACTTACTGAATAATATGAGTGACAAGCAGCTTAAAGATATTGGTATCACACGTGGTGAGATCAAGCAACGGTTCTACGGAACAGACAGTGAAACATAAGAAAGTAGTGTAATGGCACGACAACTTACAGAGAATCAAGTTAAGTTCTTAGAGGTACTCTTCGATGAGGCTGGCGGTGACGTAGTGAAAGCTAAGAAGCTTGCTGGCTACAGCGATAACACCCCTACGAGGCTTATCATTGATTCTCTTAAGGATGAGATCTTTGATGGCACTAAGACGTACATGGCACGTATTGGACCTAAGGCAGCTGTAGCTTTCGGACAGGCTCTTATTGACCCTACAGAGCTAGGCGTAAAAGAGAAGATGGCTGCAGCCAAAGAAGTACTTGATCGTGCAGGTATTGTAAAGACGGAGCGTGTGGAGGTACAAGCCTCAGGTGGTTTGTTTATCCTCCCTCCTAAAGAGCAAGATGATACGAGTAACTAAGACGAAAGAACGTGAGAGCATAGGCTACTGGATGTTGCCTAAGCCTGACTTTAAAGTAAAGAGATGGGAGAGAATCCCACGATTATCGCCTCAAGTACCATTTGGTTACGAGATAGACCCGGATGATGAGGACTGGCTTAAACCTATTACTAAAGAATTAGAGCTTTTAGTACTTGCAAAGAAGCATCTAAAGCAGTATAGTTACAGGGAAGTCAGTGCTTGGCTATCAACACAGTCAGGCAGGTATATCTCACACATGGGGTTGAAAAAGCGTATAGATGTCGAAAGAAAACGTAAGTCACTTGCTGCAATTAAACGCAAGCTTGCCCAGCGGCTCGAAAAAGCGCTCAGGCAGTACGAGATCCTCGAAAAAGAAAGACTCGGTTACTACACCTACGAAGAAGACGAACAAGACAGCAGTACCCGCCCAAGTTAAACCTGCGGAGTTTGACCCTATTGCGGCTCAAGAGGTGGTCTTTCAGCCTAACCCTGGGCCTCAGACACAATATCTAGCCTCTGCAGAGCGTGAGGTACTATATGGAGGCGCAGCTGGTGGAGGTAAATCATATGCCACACTAGCAGATCCGCTACGTGACTTGAATAACCCAGACTTTAGTGGCCTACTTGTACGTCACACTACAGAAGAACTTAGGGAACTCATACAGAAGAGCCAAGATCTTTACCCTAAAGCAATACCCGGTATAAAGTGGTCTGAACGCAAATCTCAGTGGACCACACCCCGAGGAGGGCGTCTTTGGATGTCCTACCTCGACAAAGACACAGACGTTATGCGCTACCAAGGGCAGGCGTTTAACTACGTAGCCTTCGATGAGCTTACGCAATGGCAGTCACCCTATGGGTGGAACTACATGCGGTCTCGGTTACGTAGTAGTTCCAAGGAGTTAGGCCTCTACATGAGGGCTACAACCAACCCTGGTGGCCCAGGTCACTCTTGGGTCAAGAAAATGTTTATTGATCCTGCCCCGTCTAACACGCCTTTCTGGGCTACAGACATTGAGACAGGTGAAACGCTTACCTACCCTAAGGGTCACAGTAGAGAAGGTGAGCCACTGTTTAAACGTAGGTTTATACCTGCAAGCCTATTCGATAACCCTCACCTAGCTGAGAGTGGCGACTACGAAGCAATGCTTCTGTCTCTACCTGAGCATCAAAGGAAGCAACTACTTGAGGGTAACTGGGATGTCAACGAAGGTGCAGCCTTCCCTGAGTTCAACAGGAACATACACGTAGTTGAACCCTTTGATATACCAGACTCTTGGACTAAGTTCAGGGCGTGTGACTACGGGTACGGCTCCTTTACTGGGGTTGTATGGTTAGCAGTAACACCCTCAGAGCAACTCATAGTTTATAGAGAGTTGTACTGCTCTAAGGTTACAGCTACAGACTTAGCTGATATGATCTTAGATGCTGAAGCTAGGGATGGTACTATACGCTACGGGGTGCTTGACTCCTCACTATGGCATAACCGTGGTGATACTGGTCCTTCACTAGCTGAGCAGATGAACATGAAGGGATGTCGCTGGCGTCCTTCAGATAGATCAAAAGGCTCACGTATATCTGGTAAGAACGAACTACACCGCAGACTGCAGGTAGATGAGTACACAGAGGAACCTAGGTTAGTATTCTTTTCTACGTGTACCAACACAATAGCACAACTACCGTCTATCCCACTGGACAAAAGAAACCCAGAAGATGTAGATACTAATGCAGAAGACCACTTGTATGATGCGTTACGTTATGGTATAATGACAAGACCACGTAGTTCTCTATGGGATTACAATCCAGCTAAAGATCAACGCTCTGGATTTCAAGCTTCAGACTCAACATTCGGGTATTAAAATATGGCAGACATTGAAGACGTAAACTTCGACACAGATGAAGTAGTAGCAGCTGAAAACGGCAGCGATAAACTCTTTGAGTCTGTTAATAGCGTAGTTAGCTTCGTTAAGGATCGCTTCGGACGTGCAGAGGATGCTCGACTTGTAGATGAAGAGCGTTGGTTACGTGCTTATCGTAACTACCGTGGGCTTTACAGTTCAGACGTACAGTTCACTGATACAGAGAAGTCACGTGTATTTGTTAAGGTAACTAAGACTAAAACACTTGCAGCCTACGGACAGATCGTAGACGTACTCTTCGGTAACAACAAGTTCCCTCTTGCAGTAGACCCTACTGTACTACCAGATGGTGTAGCTGAAGCTGTACATATTAACGTAGATCCTAATGCTGATAAGGCGGGTGAAGGTGGAAGGGCTGTCACAGAGAACGTAGCAGCCCCTACAGCGCTGTTAGGCGATGACGGTAAGCTACTACCCGGAGAAACGATCATTGATCTACAGGAGCGCTTAGCGGGTCTCAAGACTAAGTTGTCTCCTGTGAGTGATAAGATCATCGAAGGTGACGGTACTACTCCTACTACAGTGTCATTCCATCCTGCGATGGTAGCAGCTAAGAAGATGGAGAAGAAGATCCACGATCAGCTTAATGAGAGTGGTGCATCCAAACATCTGCGCTCAATGGCTTTCGAGATGGCGTTGCTTGGTACAGGCGTAATGAAAGGTCCATTCGCTGTAGATAAAGAGTACCCTAGCTGGGGTGAAGACGGTGAGTACTCCCCTCTCGTTAAGACTGTCCCTGAGTGTAACCACGTATCTGTATGGAACTTCTACCCTGACCCTGAGTCTACCTCAATGGATGACGCAGAGTACGTAGTTGAGCGTCACAAGATGTCACGCAATCAGCTGCGCTCTTTGAAGGGACGCCCTTACTTCCGTGATGATTCTATTGAGAACGCTATCGCTCAAAGCCCAGACTACGTGCGTAAGCACTGGGAAATGAAGATGGAAGACGATGACATCTCTGCTCAGTCTGAGCGCTGGGAAGTTATGGAGTTCTGGGGTTTCGTTGATGTAGACATTCTAGAAGATAATGGCGTTAAGATCCCTAAAGAGTTACGTGATCTAAACGAAGTAAGCTGTAACATCTGGGTATGTAACGGTGAAGTACTACGTATGGTGCTTAACCCCTTCAAACCAGCACGTATTCCTTACTACTCCACTCCTTACGAGCACAATCCATATAGCTTCTTTGGTGTAGGTATTGCTGAGAACATGGACGATACGCAGACCTTGATGAATGGTTTTATGCGTATGGCTATTGACAATGCTGCACTTTCTGGTAACCTTATTATGGAAGTCGATGAGACTAACTTGGTTCCAGGTCAAGACATGAGTGTGTACCCCGGCAAGATATTTAGGCGCCAAGGCGGTGCTCCGGGTCAGGCTATCTTCGGAACCAAGTTCCCTAACGTAGCACAAGAAAACATGCAACTCTTTGACAAGGCTCGTGTATTGGCTGATGAGAGTACAGGATTCCCTAGCTTCGCACACGGTCAAACTGGTGTCTCAGGCGTAGGTCGTACAGCTTCAGGTATCTCTATGCTTATGTCTGCAGCTAACGGTAGTATCCGTAGTGTAGTTAAGAACGTAGATGACTATCTGCTTGGACCCTTAGGTAAAGCTTTCTTCTCGTTCAACATGCAGTTTGACTACGATGAAACTATCAAGGGTGACTTGGAAGTTAAAGCATCAGGTACTGAAAGCTTGATGTCTAACGAGGTGCGCTCACAGCGTCTGATGCAGTTCTTGCAGGTAGCGTCTAATCCTAACCTAGCACCATTCGCTAAGATGGATTACGTCATTCGTGAGATCGCTAAGTCTATGGACCTTGACCCCGACAAAGTGACTAACTCTATGCAGGACGCTGCTATTCAGGCTGAGCTATTTAAGAAGTTCCAAGAGCAGAACCCACAGCCCCCTCAACCACAAGGCCCAGCGCCGGGACCAGAAGGTCAAGCACCAGCGGGAGCAAACGTACAGGACACTACAGGATCAGGTGGAGCGCAGATGGGTACAGGCACAGCGCCGCAACCCGGTGAGCAAGGATTTAGTGGGAACGTAGCCTAATGAGTGGTATCACTAGACTGTTAGCTAAAGAGCTTAGCTCTGCGCTGGGCATTACGGATGCACCTTTAGCAGGCGCTGTTGCTAAGGGGTCTGATGATTTATTAGCATCTAGTGTTGATGTAGGTACAAACAAACAGGTATCTAATTTAGATTATGATGCAAGGATAGCAGAACTAGACGAAGCACCTGATGCAGACGCCTGGCAGAAGAAGGCTAAGACTTTTGTAGCGGATTCACGTGATGTAAGCCCCTCTATTAAAACCCCTGAGTTGGAGCAGTCTACCAGAGAACTACTTGATAATAAAATAACTAGAGAACAACACCTAGAGAATGTTGACACTTATAAGCCTGTTAACCCTTGGGACGCTCTGCCAAGGGAGCCTACTGATAAAGCCACTGCCTTCTCTCTAACATCCAGCAAACGAGAAGGTGGTTTGTTTGTATTACCGCAGGAATCGGCCTCTTCTTTAGGTGTATCTAAGTCAGCACTACAAGTAGGTGATAACTTTAATGGTAGGTTAGATATACCGGCTTATACTGCACACGATACGTGGATAGTTGCGGGTACTACTAGAACAGGTGAAAAGGGTACACATTACGCTAAAGCTATTCATTATACTTCAGACGGTGATAAGCCAGTAAAGTTTATTGCATCTAATAAAGCAAGTGAGAATATAGGTAAGGGCGAAAAAGATAAGTATGGATACGCAACTATTTCTGGTACTATTAAAGACTTAGATGTCGAAACTATTCGATCTAAAGCTGAGAGATATTTAAGAGACCCAGAGTGGACACAGGTAGGGTTTGACCCACGTAGACAGGGAGGTTTCTATGCTCGTGCAGGTGAGAACAAACATGTACCAGTAAGAGAAGCTTCAGAAGTATTACAAATTGGACCTCTCGTATTAGCTCGTAACGCTGTACTTGATATAGATTACAAGGGCTACGCAATAGGTGGTTTAGTACAGAGGCGAACTAAATGAACGGCGCACTAAAGAAGCTAGTCAACGATAAGCAACTATGGGACGCTTATGTAGAGTACCTAGACGATAAGATAAGCTCTGCACACAAACGACTAGAGCAAGAGAATCAACCTGATAACATGTACAGGGTTCAAGGCGAGATCGCCTCACTACGTAGATTGAAATATATGAGGGACGAAATCAATGGAAGCCAATGAAGCTAAACAAATGGAGATGCTACTTCAAGAGGGTGGTATCGCAGATGACGGTACTACTGTAGACCCTGTAAGTGGCAATGAAGTACCTCCAGGTTCAATGGCAGAAGAGGTACGTGATGATGTCCCTGCTCAGTTGAGTGAGGGCGAGTACGTTGTACCTGCTGATGTTACACGCTACTACGGTGTTAAGTTCTTTGAGGATCTACGTACACAGGCCAAGCAAGGCATGGCTCAGATGGAAGCAGAGGGACGTATTGGTGGTGAACCAGTAAGTCAAACTATGGATAACCAAGCTGAGGGTGCTCTAACTCCAGAAGAGCTTGCAATGCTGCAAGAGATGGGTATGGCTGTAGGCGGTATGGTTACACCTCCACCCCAGGCTGTAGGAAACACTGGAGAGTACAATAAAGGCGGTCAAGTCTTGTATGCGCAGGACGGTGTAGATGTAAGTGCTGCCAGCGCTTCTACGTCAGGCGTCAATCCTTACCAAGCTCAGTTCACACAGGGTATGGGTACAGCCTTTGCTCCAGGTTACCTAAGCCAACAGATCATTGAGGCTTCACAAGCCCCACAGTCAAGTATAGTTATGCTTTACTCTCCTGACGGTATTGCTGTGTCTGTGACGCTTCCTGCAGAGCAAGCTAAGTATGACCAGCTTGTAGCTGAGGGCTACACTACTCAGCCTGTAGCTACAACTACAGAGACTACAGTAACTACTGGTAATGACGATCCACCACCCCCTGAAACTACGAAGGCGATGACGCCCGACTATACACGTATGACTACAGAAGAGTTAGCTAAAAGGTACTCACAGAACCAGACTGCAATGGCTATGATGGCAGGTATGGCTGCTATTAACCCTATCTTTGGTGCGTTTGGTGTTTGGGCTACTAACAATACTAAGAAGAAGATCATTGAGGCAGGGTATAAGCCACCTGAAGGTGGTAGCATTTTCGACTTGTCTCTCAATGATCTAGTAGGTAAAGTAAAAGATGTATTCGGTCTATCTGATGAAGAGACTAAAGCTGTTGTAGCTCAAGTAAGTAGTGGAGATGATAATACAGTTACACCTACACCCTCTGAAACATCTGCTATCCTATCTGGAGGCGGTGCAACAGGTGACGATGATGGACCTACTGTTGTTACTGGCGGCGGTACTGCTCCAACTGGAGGTGGTTCTGCTGGAGATAAATATGTGTTTGAGGAGGATACCACTGATTACGACTCTACAGACGATGACGTTTTCGATCAGATAGATGCGGAGTTTGCATCTGCAGCGGCTAACCCTGCTCCTCCTGCTGATAATTCTAGCTCTTACGGAGTTGGCACGTATAATACAGAGACAGGTTCTGGGGGTTTTAACGCAGGCGGCTTCGTATCTAAACGCTCCAAGAAGAACAAAAAGAAGTAACTACTAGACTACCAACATAACTATAAGGCTACCCAGCTACGGCTGGCCCCAACATAAGAGAGACCAAACTATGTCAACAGAATCAGCGGTTATCGAAACTAATTCCGTATCACACAAGCGTAACTTATCCCGTGTAGAACGGGATGAGGCAGAACTAAAAGAACTGCTTAAGCAGGCAGGGGTTACTCAAGATGAAACAGCAGAACAACAAGAAGAAACCCCACAAGCGGAACCCGATAGCTCACAGCCTAGCGAACCCCAAGTTCAGGCAGAGAGTAGTACCCAACAAGAAGAAAAGCCAGAAGCCAAAGCACAAGAAGCTACTACTGAGCTAAGCTCTGAAGAGAAGACGTTTAAGCAACGCTACTCAGACATTCGCCGCCACATGCAAGACAAAGAGCAAGAGTGGAAGATTAAGTTTGAGAAGCTAGAGCAACAACTAAATGCTGCATCTAAGAACGAGTTGGTACTACCTAAGTCAGACCAAGAGATCGAAGCCTGGGCTAAGAAATACCCTGACGTAGCTGGTATCGTTGAAGCTATCGCAGATAAGAAATCACGTGAGCGCTCAACAGAACTAGATAGTAGACTAAAAGAGATTGAAGGTATGCGTATCCAAGCTCAGCGTGAACGTGCTGAAGCTGAACTACTAAGCCTACACCCCGACTTTGAAGGTATCCGCAGTGATGACGCCTTCCACGACTGGGCAGAAGAACAACCTAAATGGGTACAGGATGCTCTCTACGAAAATGCAGAGGACGCTAAGTCAGTAGCACGTGTTATTGATTTATATAAGAGTGACAATGGAATAAAGACTTCCAAAGGCTCTAGCTCTGATAAGTCTGCTGCCTCTTCAGTAAGAACTAAACGAAACACTACGCCTAGCGAAGATAGCTCTGCTAGCTACTTGAGTGAATCCAAGGTAGCTAAGATGTCTATCAAGGAGTACGAAAAGCGCTCAGAAGAGATCTTTGAAGCTCAACGTCAAGGCAAGTTTATTTACGATATGTCAAAGAAATAGATTGACATTACTTTAATTGTAGGTAAAACTATAGGCATGTACATTGTCAGGCACTAACTGCTTGTACATGCTTTTAACTAAGCTAAAGCCACATCAAAGAACTACCTCAGATTATAGGCCCAGCGCTCAACGGACGGCCATCCTTAGAGCATAGCTGACCACCCTACTATGAAGAGCCTCTTTAGTTGGTATGTAGCGTAAAACCTCACGCCATATCTATAAGGAGATTTACTATGGCTATTACTTCCGCTTCGGGTGGGTTTAACGGGAACTTCTCCCCGATTATCTACTCCAAACAAGCACAGATTGCACTTCGCCGTGCAGCTGTAACTAACGCAATCACTAACAACTCTTACTTTGGTGAGATTGCAAACCAAGGCGACACAGTTCGCATTCAAAAAGAGCCAGACGTAACAGTCAACGCTCTGCAGCGTCACACAGGTATCTCAGTAGAGAAGCTTGATGACTCTGACTTCTCGCTCACCATTGACAAAGCTAACTACTTTGCTTTCAAAATGGATGACATTGAAGAGCAGTTTGCAAACGTAGACTTCACATCTTTGGCTGCTGATCGTGCTGCCTATAAGATGGCTGACGCTATGGACGCAGACGTACTGTCTTACCTCTCAGGTCACACATCTGCAGGCGCTTTCATCACTACTACTTCTGGTGATGCACAGCACCCAACAGCAGGTAACTTGACTGGTGAATTGCTCACAGCAAACCACTTGGACGCTACTGACTTCGGTAACTTGACCATCTCTGGTACAGCTACTGCAGGTGACTCCGTACCATTGGCTCCACGTTTGCCAGGTGCAACAGCCCTGTCAGCTACAACTGTATCCCCTTTGACTGTACTTGCACGTATGGCTCGTAAGATGGACACAGCAAATGTAGATGCACGTGGACGTTGGGTCGTTCTTGACCCCGTGTTCGTAGAGATGCTCAAAGACGAAGATTCACGTATGTTGAATGGCGACTTTGGTGGCTCAGGCTTGCAAAACGGTCTTGTGTTGAACAACATTCACGGCTTCCGTGTTTATGTGTCCAACGCATTGCCAGCTAAAGGCACTGGTGCTGGTACTTCTGGCGTAACTGCACAAGACGCTAACTATGGCGTTGTCGTAGCAGGTCAGGACGATGCTGTTGCTTCTGCTGAGCAGATCAACAAAGTTGAGAACTACCGTGACCCAGACAGCTTTGCTGACATTGTACGTGGTATGCACCTTTACGGGCGGAAAATACTTCGCCCCGAGGCACTTATCACAGCACGTTACAACGCTGCTTAATCACACTTAGTCTGTCGGGCTGGTCTCTTAGGAGGCTGGCCCTTCAGCTTACTTAACGGTAGGATAACTCTATGGCTACTTACGTATCGCTAGTTAATGAATTACTAAGACGCATGAATGAAGTCACACTTGATACTGCAGGTGATGGCTTTGATACTGTGCGTAATGTTCAAGCCTTAGCTAAGGATGCAATCAATAGTAGCATTAGACTTATTCTTCAGAATGGTCAAGAGTGGCCCTTCCTTAAGACTACCTACACACAAACTCTTACTACAGGTACACGTCAGTATAGCTTCCCTGTAGACTATTCAAGTGTAGACTGGGATACGTTCTATATTAAAAAGCTTGAGTCAGAGCAGAACGGCCCTCGCCGCTTGAAGGCTATCTCTTATGAAGATTACATTCAGAACTATAGATCGTCTGACGATAGTGGCGATACAGTAAACGGTGAGTCTGCCCCTTCAGTAGTTTATCAGACTTATGGAGAGGCCTTTGGTGTTACCCCTGTACCCAATGCGGCCTATGAGATTGAGTATGTATACTGGTCTTTCCCTTCGGACCTTACACTATACAATGACGTATCAGTTATACCAGATCGTTTTAAGCACGTACTTATTGATGGTGCTATGATGTTTATGATGCGTTTCCGTAGTAACGAGCAAAGCGCAGCCATGCACCAGAATAACTTTGAGGATGGCATTAAGTCTATGCGCCGTGTCTTGATGGATGATGCTATTGAGATCCGCTCTACAGTAGTTACACGAGGTAGTACATCTTCTTTTAGTGGCGGTTACTAATGGCTGATAATCTAGCCTCCTTTAAAGTCTTCTGCCAAGGCGGTCTTAACACCAGTCGTGATGTGCTATCACAAGGTGAAACACAGCCGGGTTCAGCTATCTCATTAATTAACTACGAGCCTGCTGTTACGGGTGGCTACAGAAAAATTAATGGTTACTTAAACGACTACGGTACTGTTACAGGGACGGGTAGTGTCTTAGGTGTCTGCGTAGCTAATGGGGTCAACGATGGTATTCTTGCTTGCCGTAAACCTTCTAGTGGCAACAACTACCTCCACTACTGGAATGATTCTACAGATGCTTGGGTGGCAGTAACTACTTCAGGCTCCCCTACTATGACAGGTGTTTCTAAAGTACGTTTTTCTAAGTTTAACTGGGGTAGCCCTAAGATAGTCCTAACGGATGGTATAAATCCTGCATCTACTTACGATGGCACTACTTATACTCAAATAACTCAAGCTGATGCACCTACTGCACCTAAATATTCTACTTTTTATCAAAACCACTTGTTTTTAGCAGGTGACCCGTCAGAAAATACAAATGTTTATTTTAGTGCTCCTTATGATGAAACTAGTTTTGCTCCAGCTGACGGTGCAGGTGTTATTAATGTAGGGTTTCCTGTTGTAGCTATTAAGCCTTTCCGTGATGCCTTGTACATCTTTGGTACTAACAACATCCGCAAGCTTATAGGCAACAACATTTCTAACTTTGTACTTGAAAATATTACGGATGACCTTGGTTGTCTAGCTACTGACAGTGTTATTGAAATCGGTGGAGACTTGTTATTCTTGTCACAGGATGGTCTACGTCCTGTTAGTGGTACAGACAAGATTGGTGACGTTAATCTTGAAACGGTATCCAAAGACATTCAGTCTATCTTTACTGATGTTATCTTTGACGTAGACCTTGAAGGGCTTAATGCTGTTGTAATTCGTCAGAAGACACAATTTCGTTACTTCTTTTCTGGCAGTGATACCCAAGGTATTATTGGCGGCTTTAGACAGACACCAAATGGTTTGCAGTTTGAGTACAGTCAGATGCTAGGTATTACAGCTACCTGTGCAGACAGTGGTTATATAGGCCAAAGCGAGTTTGTTATACATGGTGATTCTGTAGGTAAAGTACATAGACAAGAACGTGCCTTTAGCTTTAATGGTGAGCCTATCTTTAGTGTTTTTCAGAGTCCATTCTTTCACATGCAAGACCCTGAGCAACGTAAGATATTTTACACTGTAGCTACATACTTACGTTCTGAGGGTGATAACGAGATTGTAATGTCTACTTTGTATGACTATGAAGACGTAGATACTCTCAGTCCTACGAACTTTACACTAACAACAACAGGTGCTGCTGCATACTACAACGAAGCACTATACGATAGTACAGCAATCTTTGATGGTAATCCTGCTCCAGTACGCAGAACAAACATATCTGGCTCAGGTAAGTCAGCATCATTAAAATACGTAACAAATGACACTAATGCCTCACACAGTATTCAAGGCATAGTAATTACCTTTGGGGTAGGAGATAGGTTGTAGCATGGCGGGTTATTCAAGACAGTCAGCAGCAGATATTATTGCTAACGCAATTATTAAAGCTGCACCAGTAAATGCAGAGTATAACGCACTACGTGATGCTTTTGCTTTTAGCGGTGGTCACAAGCATGATGGAAGCTCAACAGAGGGTGCATACATACCCCTTATTGCTGATGTTGATGCATTTAATAAAGTAGTCATAGATACGACTAATAACCGTATTGGCTTCTTTAGTGAAGTAGGTGGCGCTGCAGTAGAACAAGTACGCATCCAAGACGGTGCTATTGTACCTGTTACTGATGATGACATTGATCTTGGTGCTACAGGTGCTGAGTTTAAAGATTTGTATATTGATGGTGTTGGTTATATTGACACACTAACTGTACATGAGAATGCTACAATAGCTGGTACACTGAATGTAACTGGTGTTATTACTGCACCGGGAGGACTTGTTGCAGATATTACAGGTGACATTACAGGTAATGTTACTGGTGACTTGACTGGTGATGTTACATCTACTGGTACTTCTACCTTTGCAGATATTGATGCTGTTGACCTTGCTGCCACAGGTACTACAGTCATTACATCTGGTGACATTAACTCTGGTACTATTGATAACTCTGTAATTGGTAATGCAACACCTGCCGCTGGTACATTTACAACACTCAACGCCAACACAAGCCTCACTGCAGCTACTGCTGACATTAACGGTGGTACTGTAGACGGTACAACTATTGGTGCAACTACTCCAAGCACAGGTGCATTTACTGCACTTAGTGCTACAGGTACATCGACACTTACTACAGTTGACATTAATGGTGGTGCTATTGATGGTACAGTTATTGGTGCTTCTAGTGCTGCTGCTGGTAGCTTTACAACTGTATCGACATCTGGACAGGCAACCCTTGCGACTGTTGACATTAACGGTGGTAGCATTGACGGTGCTATTATTGGAGCATCAACTCCTGCAGCTATAACTGGTACAACCGTTACAGGTACTAGCCTTGTAGGTCCAGTAACAGGTAATGTTACAGGTAACCTTACAGGTAACGTAACTGGAGATGTGACTGGTGACCTAACAGGTAATGTAACTGCATCAAGTGGTTCTTCCACCTTTAACAATGTCGTAATTGATGGTACACTGAATATGAACGCTGGTACTACAGCTACTATTCAGAACCTTACTGCACCAGTAAATGACCTTGACGCAGCCACGAAAAAATACGTTGACGATGAAGTAGCTGGTCTTGTAGACTCTGCACCTGGTACACTTGATACACTCAACGAACTAGCTGCAGCATTGGGTGATGACGCAGACTTTAGTAATACTGTAACAACTAGCATAGCAACCAAGCTCCCACTAGCAGGTGGTACAATGACTGGTGCTATTGCTATGGGTACAAACAAGATTACTGGACTTGGTGATCCGACTGCAGCACAGGACGCAGCAAGTAAAAACTATTCTGACACTACTTTCTTAAGTCTATCTGGTGGCACTATGACTGGTGCTATCGACATGGGTAGCCAGAAGATTACTACTACTTATACACCCACTAATGCAGCTGATCTCACTACTAAGACGTATGTTGATGCTATTTTAGGTTCAGGAAGTGATGCCGCCGCAAGTGCCGCAGCAGCCGCTACATCCGAAACTAACGCAGCTACTTCAGAAACTAATGCTGCAACTTCTGAGACTAATGCCGCAACAAGTGAAGCCAATGCAGCTGCATCATATGATAACTTTGATGATCGTTACCTTGGAGCTAAGTCTTCTGCCCCTACAGTAGACAATGACGGTGATGCACTTATCGTTGGTGCTTTGTACTTTAACAACACTACTAACATCATGTACGTCTACGGTTCTGGTGGATGGCAAGCTGCTGGTTCGTCAGTCAATGGTACATCTGATCGTAATACTTACACTGCCACTTCAGGTCAGACAGTCTTCGCTGCTACCTATGATACTGGCTATGTAGATGTGTACCTCAACGGTGTTAAACTTGTAGCTGGTACAGACTTTACTGCCACCAATGGTACAAGCATTACACTTGCTACAGGTGCAGCGGTAAATGATGTAGTAGACATTGTAGCTTACGGTACGTTTGTACTGGCAGATCACTACACTGAAGCACAGTCTGATGCTCGTTATGTTCAAGTAGCTGGCGATACTATGACTGGTAATCTGGACATCACGGGTACTTTGACCAGCGATGGGCTGACTGTGGATGGGGATGCAAACCTTAGTGGAACAGCGGTCAACTTTGATTTAGATGAAACAGATACAACGGATTTAAACACAAGGTTTAGACAGTCAGCAGGTCAATTATTCTTGCAGACTGCTAATGATGCAAAAAGCGTTGGCTATAACCGCCTCAATATAAATCACTCCACAGGCGACATCTCCTTCTACGAGGACACAGGCACCACGGCAAAGTTCTTCTGGGATGCGAGTGCGGAGAAATTAGGTTTAGGTACTACAAGTCCAGATGACCCAATAACAATTCAGTCATCATCTGGTATGATTAAGATGATTGATGCGCAAAACACGAATGTTTATCATCGCATTTATAGTGCGTCAGACAGTTCTCTTACAATTTCGGCAGATGCTGGAAATGCAAATAGTGGGCAATTACGTTTCTTCACAACAGACACAGAACGTATGCGCATCGACTCATCGGGCAACGTAGGCATTGGGACTAACGCACCGTATAGTTTCGGTGTTAATTCTAAAGTTCTGACGTTAAATGGTGTAAAAGGCGGCGCTTTAGCATTCACAAGAGGTACAAATTCAGGAACAAAACAATGGGCTATTAGAACATCTGATGATGAGGGTTTGCGATTTGAATATGGCTCTACATTAGCTTCAGAAGCCATGCGCATCGACAGCAGCGGTAATGTTATTATAAATGTTAATGCAGGTGCATCTGATGCTGGAACTATTCGGATTACTGGCGGAACAAGTGGTTTAAGTAACTTGCAGTTTGCAGATACTGCTGATGGCAACATCGGTATGCTTCAGTATAACCACACAAGTAATTACATGCTGTTTCAAGTTAACAACTCAGAAGCCATGCGCCTCGACAGCAGCGGTAACTTGCTGGTGGGTAAGACAGCCGCTGGGATAGCAAACGCAGGCTCAGAGTTTTCTTCTACTGGTCGTGCTTTCTTTACTTTTGATGGCGGTGGGCCTCTACAGCTAAATC